TTAAAAATTTAAGAAGCATTAGCTTTTGGTCTTGATTTTTGGCTTCTGCAGCAATAAGTTTAACAATCTGGTCACCTATTGCCTGAATTTCACCGCCTTCTTTTACTTTAAGTTCCCATTTTGTGAATAAACGGGTAATTTTAGCTTTTAAATTGTGGGATTCGTCATAAATTTCTTGAAAGAGTTTATTTGCACTTTCTTCGTCAAATGTTAATTTACGTCTAATTGGTCTCATGGCTTTATAGTTTTAGTACTTATAAATACAGTTATTCAGAAATTGGATTTATCATATAAATATCCAAAATTCCATTGTATTTTAATTTCTTACTCTCAGGATATGATATTAAGCCATCATTAGCTGGATTAACGTCATGAACAATATTAAAGTTTTTATCTATTATGACCGCATGTGTTACAGGTGGTTTATCTTTGAGGTCATAATACTTTGGTGAGTATACGCTTGCATAAAAATAACCCCCGACTCCTTCCATTTTTTTTATTATATGTAATCTGTTTCGTAGTTTAGCTGTTGGTACTCCTTCTCTTTTATTAATTATGCGCCACTGGTTATAGTTGTAAAGTGTACCGTCAAAATCATATCCTTGGTCACGAACGAATTTATAAAATATTTCAAACCATTTTTGTCCTGCTTCAAGAAAGTGTGGCACTTTTTCCAAGGGTAGTTCAAAAAGACTGGCAATTGCAGCTTGCATACAATTGCCATGATCTTTATCCACAATAGTTTGGTAAACCTTAATCATCCAGATAGTCCATTTTTTCAATGAAATAAATTTCTTTGAACGGTTTAATTCCAATTCGTATTTCTTTGGTTGATAAACTTGTTTGCTCTTTTAAAAATAATAAAATTTTATTCTTGGCAAATTTATTTGTGACTCTTTTATTATATTTTCCTTCTGGGGTTTCTTCCATAAACAATATGTGCCAATTTTTTAATACATTTATGATTGCATCACCAACAACTATTTCATTTTTTTTCATACATGGGTCGTTGTTAATTTTATCTTCTATTTTAGCAACCACCGTATTGATTAACTGTTCAAATTGATGATGAGTTTCTGTTTCAAGCTCATAAGAGTATTCAACGTTTTCATTTATTTCATCAATATAATCATCAAAAGATAGGTTAGTCTTCTTTTCCATGTAGCTTTTTTTACTATGATCTTTATAGTAATTTCGAATTATTGTCTGACAATAACTATATGCTCTGGAGTTAAATATTCTGTAATTACAGTCGTCTTTACCAATTAAAGTCAGTAATTGTTCATTGGCTTCTTCAATAAGAAAATATCTATATATACTTGATTTAGTCCATTTTGTAGTACCATCTTTATTATATTCAATAATAAATGGTCGGTACTTAATCATATGTTCAATCAAGTGACTACGAGCATTTGATTCTACTTCCACTATATCATAATTACCAATATATATGGGATAACGTCTTAATATAGACTCAATCATCTTACGAAAAGGCACTAAGAGGATTTTATTATAAATTCTGTTTTTTCCTTCTGCTGTAGTTCCTGTTATATAATCTATAACTGCCTGTTCTTCCCTTTCTGCAAAATACGGTATAACAACTTCTTCTTTATCAACTTTCTTTTTCATTTAATTATAAATTGACATAGAAATTATTTTTTAAGCCTTGACATATCGATAGGTCTATCTGTCATTATATTTGCTTCTTTTGTTGCAGTTTCGAACCAGAATTTTCTTTCTGGTACTGGCATTGTTTTAAGGTAATTATCAAACATACTACCTTCACGTGTTGCAAGGTGTTTATATCCAATTTTTGGTATGGTAAATATTTTACATGCATTATTTAATGCTCTGAGCAAGAACTCATACATAAAGGTTAACTTAATGTTTGATTTATATCCACCAAGATTCTGAAATTCTGATTTCTTGATCACCGCACCACTTAATTTGAAGTCGGTGTATTGCTGAAGTGCTTTTGCATTTAGATAACCCATTTCACCGTTCTCTCCAACAAACTGTTGTGCCCAAACGGTTTCGTTTGTAATCTTAATACCTTCGTTCTTTTCATTGACTTCAATCATTAAGATGAGAAACACATCAATCTCTGGATATGCTTTAATATATATTTCAGCATTCTTAAAATATGTTAAACCATATTCATCATCAAATTCAAGTACCGAGAAATAATCGGTAGTTATATTATTAACTGCAAAGTTCACTTGTGATTGATAATCGGTTTTACCTGTGTTTGAAATAAATATGATGTTAATACCATCAGGGTATTTAACCAAAAGACTTTGTTGATATACTAAAATATCTGTTTCTAATGCTGCAGCATAAACCACAAGTGTTTGTGGTTTTTCTACAATCTTTTCTTGCTTCTGTACTGATTCAATTGCCTTGTCTAACATGCCTGAAACTTGTACATTATATTCATGTACTGGAATTATTGTCGTTATATTCATTATATAAAATTTTATTTTAAAATTATTGTTTTTCAGTTACTGGTGGTAATAATATATCAACAGTTTGTGCTGGTACTTCAGTTGTGTCAATAGGTATTGTTGGTAATAGTTGCTCAGTTGGATTTATTATTTGTGGAACTGGATTAATTGCACCATTTAAAAGTGCAACTCTCTGAGTAATAAAATCACTATAAATTTCAACCAGTCTTTTTTCGCTTGCTTCCTGAGTATATTTACTGGCGATGTTACTCATAGTTTCATATAATTCAGGTTTAACTGCATCATCAAGAAATTTAACAAGTACTTCACTCACCAATACTGGAAGATCATAAAAGTTTTCAGTCCAAACACCAGCACCTTCAACAACTTTAACACCTTTACCTTCAGCGTCTCTTTCAATCATATATTCTGGCATAATGTCGGGTTTAAGACAGATCGGAATAACCCCAGCTTTCATACATTCAAGTGGAAATGTACCGAATGATGAAATTCTATCAATCCATATAGCAGCAAAGTTACCTTGAAGTCTCTTTGCAAAGTCAACTCTACGCATTGGCTGTGGTGGTTTACTCTTTGTCAACATAGGGTCAAAAGTTACCCATGAATACTGAGGATATTTAGCAAAGAACAATTTAACAAGTTTGCTAATTTCATTGGCATTTCTTCCTATAACAGAAATAATTGGCTTCTGAGGTACTTCTGTTTTTTCGAAATAGTCAGGTATACCAATATTATATGTACTGATATTATATTTGCCTAATCCATAAAATGTTTCAAGCCATTCTTTTAATGTTAGTGATGTGGTGATTACATCATGAATGTTAAAGGATGTCCAGTCCGTACCCGGTATTAATGCCGATGTCATATAATCAGCAGATTGAAGTAAACCAATTCTCACGCAAGGCAAGTTTTTGGTCTGTTCCATGACGTTGGAGTAAATCTCAGGAATAACCATCACGTCTTCAGGACCGACTGCAAGTTTTGGGTCTGCCATTGATATGTGTTTATGATTAGTTAATTCTTTTTCAATCCATGTTGGTACTATATAATCTCCTTTTTCTACAAGTACAAGTACTTCATATCCCATATTTTTTACAACAGTTGCATGAAAATAGATTTCATACACACTTGCACTAGGACTTTGTGATTCAGGCACGCAGAACAAGAATTTTGATTTCTTGTTTGCAATTTTAGCTAAAGATGCTCTGATCTTTTCTATTTTTTCTAATTCAGCTTTTTGTGCTTCATTTTTTAATAATTCTTCGCTCATTTTGTTATTTTTTTATATTTAATAATTTTTTCAAATTTTACATTGTCGATTAAGTCCGCAATTTGTTTTACTTCAATTGACCCTACGTGTATATTTTCATTATAAGGTCTGGTTATTTTTATTAATTTTTTACCCCAAGGTGCACCACCTTTAAGAATTTCTGGGTCTGTTGTAATTAGCACATCCACGTGTTGCCACATATCAATTGCTTTATCAACAAAACGAATACTTCTGAATCTCATTGATATCTTACTTAAGAAAAATAACGTTGGGGGTATTGTAAATTTATTTTCAACGGATATTATCATGAACTCAGCATTTTTCTGATATTGTTCAATAAATTTATTAACCTGAACATCCATATTTCTATACATCATTGGAGCTGCACCAAAGATTTCAAAAAGAAAATCCTGACTTATAAAACGATTATATACTTCTTTTGCTGTTAGTTCTGTTTTTACTGGTGCTTTAAATAAAAAGATATCTGCAGGTGCTTCTCCCAGCTTTTCGTCAAGCTGATAGTCCAACGGACTAATATCTGGTGGCATATCTTCAGGTTCTTTTAATTCTTTTTCAATTTCTACGGTATTTTTAAATTCATATGATTTAAAATAGTCATATACATATGGATTTCCTTTTGGTGCGCCTTCTTCACCAAATTCTTCAATATAATGTTTGTCAAATTGAAACCATTTTGCACGTAGGACTTCATTAACGTCAACGCCTATTACTAATTTTCTACTCATTTTTCTTTTCTTTTAATATGTCGAGTTGTGAATGCAACTCTTCTTGTAATTTTTTCATCGCTTCTGTGTGTTCAGAAATTAATTCTGTTTCTGTAATATATTTGGGATTAATACATTCAATTCTTGTATCAGGTGCTATTAATAACTGTGTTGGAAGAACAATAACGTCACCTTCAAAAGTTGCTGGTGTAATTAATTTTGTCACTTTTTGCATATAGGTGTCAATATCTTCACTTCTAATACCACCAATACCAATATATATTACTAAAATTTTTGCTTCCATATATTTTTAATTAATGTATTGCTTTATATAATCTTATTTATTTAAATCATTTGTAATTACATATGTATATACGGTTTTTAATTAAAAATCTTGAATTGTGTCAAAATTTTTTTTACAGTATTTATTCGAAACAATAATAAAATATAAAAAATTATAATTATGAAAAACGAATCAGAAAACAATCAACCTTCAAGAGAGAGTATTGCAGCATCATTGGAAAAATTTAAAAAAAATCATGGTCTTGCAGATGATGGTGTAAAAAAATCAGTAGCACCTACTGCTATAAATTTACCAACTGCCCCACCTAAAACAAATTTTAATAAACAAGAATTTGAAAGAACCATGTCACAGGAAACAGACCCTGATTTGATGATGTCATTTGAAATTGTACAATTACCCTCAAAGGGCAGGTTTTATTCTCATGGTATTTCTGAAGTTAATGTCGAATATATGACTTCAAGAGACGAAGACCTATTAACAACTCCTTCATTAATTGACAGTGGAAACGTAATTACAATGTTATTAAAACGTAAAATTAAAACTGCAGGTATTGTTGTTGATGATCTTTTAGATGGTGATAGAAATGCAATTATCTTATTTCTACGTACTTCAAGTTATGGTTCAGATTATACAGTACAAGTATCTGACCCAAGGACAGGTATTCCTTTCACGACTAAAGTGGACTTATTAAAACTTCAATATAAAGAACCTGAAGAACAACCTGATGAATTTGGTCATTTTAAGGTAATGTTACCAATGCGTAAAAAAGAAGCTGTAATAAGACTTCTTACTTCGGGTGATGATAATATACTTCAAAAAAAAGCCGATGCTTTTAAAGAAGCATATAATAGTGAATTAAGTGATTATAGTACAATGAAATTAAAATCACACATAATATCGATTGGTGGTAATACCGATAGATCATATATTGATAAGTTTGTTGATGTAATGCCAGCATTAGACGCATATACTATTCGTAGAAAAATTTTAACTGTTAGTCCTGATGTTGATATGGCATATGAATTCATGGCAAAGGATGGTTATAAATTCAAAGCTAATTTATCTGTGGGCATAGACTTTTTTTTCCCAAGCACTTAGCGGGTGAGTATAAAAAAATGGTCAATGAAGAAATATATATACTGACCAAACACGCTAAGTTTCAAGCAGATTATATCGAAAATCTACCAATTTATCGTAGACGAAACTATTTACGTTTGCTTGAAAAAGAAAACGAAGAAATTGAGAGATTACAAGAAGAAGCACAAAGAAAAGCAAGTAGAAAAAGATAATAAATATATTATGTCAGATAAAATTAATAAATTTAACTCAGAGGGCATCAAGGATGGTCTTTGGAATGAACATTGGTCAAATGGTCAATTATTTTCTGAAGGCAGTTATCTTCATGATAAACAAGTTGGTCTTTGGAAACATTACTATGATAACGGTAGTTTAATGTTCGAAGGTAATTATGTTGATGATGAACGTGATGGTCTTTGGAAAAATTATTATAATAACGGTAAAATAGCGTCTGAAGTTAATTACATTAATGGTAAAGAAAATGGTA